CCCAGTTTGTCCGCTGACTCTGGATTCAGCAGCAGATTTTTCATCAACTGCGCCCCAAAGCAGGGATCAACAAGTGATGATGAAAGAATGGTATTTCCCAGCACGAATGTCTCAACGAATAGAAGAGCCACTTGAAAGGCATTGATATCGCTGTTTATCAGAGTGTCTATATTTGCAGCAATAGATGTTATATTCTCAGTCAATTGACGGAGTTGACCAACAAATTGAGATGCTCCTGTTGCTCCACCAAGGGCAAGTTGAGCCTCAATATTTGCAAGTACACTGGCGATGCTATTCATGTTCTCGCCAAAGTTATCGAAGAACGGACCAATGATCTGTGGGTTAAGAGAAGAAAAGGCATTTGAGAAGTTGTCCTCAAGAAGTTCGCCTGGATCCTTGAGCAAGTCTTTTATAGAATTGTAGGTGGACATTACTCCAATGATCTCGTCAAGACTTGGTAAAACCGAATCCGTACTTAAACCACTTAGACGATTTGTATGAGAAATCAAGGCGGATAATTTTCCATTTACCTTTGTCAATGCGAAATTAAGTTCTCCTAGACCTTCAACTGCATCATTTAATCCTTCTATTTTCCCAAATGCAGCCCCTATTTTGCCCTGTAATATTCCCGCTGCCTGTTGTATGGGATTGCGTAGAGCATTTCCGTTCATGAAGTCGGCAAGAAACTCCTTGCTACCTGCTGGTAGCAACTGCGAGATCAGGCTGCAATTCGCAGCATCCCATATTTTAGGATATCCGGGTTGATCGCTTGCCCAAGCCATTATCCAGCCTCCACATTGCTATTCGATATCAAAGGATGTCCACAACTAGCCTTCATTCCTGTTGTACAAACAGGAAGATTCTCTACTTCAACTCCATTAAATCCAACAATCATCTGTGCATGATCATGTTCAAATCTTCCATGATCTTGCACCAAACTTCCTAATCTTGCAACAGGTGCATTGTTTATCTGTACAGATGGCGCACCCGTTATGATCTTTCCCCCGGCACTATCGACATATGCTCTTCCAATGCTCGGCATCAGAAATTCCCCCCGTCAATTGATGCTATATCTACCTCATCAACACGAAATCCAGCCATTAGTTCAAACCCAGAATAATCATTGTCTGGCGTAAACCCTTTTCTATTTTCTCGAACGCAAACATAGGTAAATCCATTATCCACAAAGTACACTACATCATTAACACCATATTTGATGTTAGGACTCCACACCCCGCGCCAGTAAAGACCATCCATCAGGTAGCACTCCTTGGAATGCTTGGATCAGAATTCTTTGTTCTCACGCAGTTCAACTTGATTGATTGGGCAGGACCAGACATGAACAGATCAGATTTCTCCGTCTTGATGATGGCATCCTTTGATCCATCCACCACGAAAGCACCATCGGTGATCTCGGTGATGCAATCCTTTCCTATCTTGCTGTACTTGTTTCCCTCTATTGTCTCCCGATAGTCTCCCTTGACGGTCAGGTTGAAGTTTCCTTCGACATTTCCCTTCAGATTCTTCTTTACAAATAGATTCACATCCCGATTGACCTGTATGTTGAGGTCTCCCTTATCTTCTCCCGCCCCAATGAATATCTTGGCAGATCCATCGATGGTGATCCTTGCGGTTCCCTTGATGTTTATGAAGTCATCTCCAGCAAGTATCTCATAGTTGTTACCAGCGATCTTGTGTACGCGCGTGCCAGGGGGATCATCCTTCCAGCCATTAGCCACCTCTTCGAAACTGCCGCCAGGATGGTAGGTGTGGTGACGCTCCTTCTCAGGAGTATCATCCCATTCCTCAATCATGCCAGACTTGGTGACAAAAACCTTATTGTTGGGGTACTTGGTCTTATATGGTGTCTCGGGTTCCGACCATTTTTCTTTATCCTCAGAATCGAGTGCTACAAGAACATCTTTTTTTATTCCGTCCTTCTTAACCTTCACGATGGTCTTGTCCGTTTCATCTCCCGTAGCAAGACGATTGGTATCGGGGATTTCCTTCTCCAATGGATATACTCCAGTTGGGTCATTGAATCCCTTCTTCTTGTCTGCGAGTTCGGTTGGTATACCCCCAACACTGAACATAATCACGGGCTGCTGTGCATTGACCCCATCTCGAAAGAATCCGAAGACATGGGAACCCGTGACTAGCCCCGTAGGAGACTTACCTATGCCGCTGATGGATGCGCTTCCAATATCCTGTAGCGGATGCGCCCAAGGAAGATCGGTCGTTGATATAGCCTTCTTATCCTCGGTGTGATAGCCGAATATTCGTACCCGCGCGCGACCGAGTTTCAATGGATCATCGATGTCCTCAACGACACCGAACCACCAGACGAATCCGGACTGACCCATGAACTCCATCATCTATCATCGTTTCCTGTCTTGATTTCCAAAGTTATCATTTCCCCATCGCTCCCAATCAAGGAGTTCTTCCTTGGTGTAGGGCAACTTACGGAGTTTCTCTTCGGTTTCCTGCGGGGTGATTACATGACGCTCTTGATTTTCCATGATATATCTCCATTTCACTTTACATTTGAAGTTGATTTCTCGAACCTATCGGGGATTCCCTTCGCAAGAGAATCCTTTGCCATCTCCACTGATGTCCTGTAGTTTCCTGTCTTATTTATAGTGGTCTTCAATGAGGTTATGATGTACTTTCCACTCAAATATGAGTCCTGCCATTCCTCTTCTCCAAGAGGCATGTATCCGAACTTTGGTATCACGAACTCAATCGTGTCAAGAAGACGCAAGGTCGAGTTTCCTGGAACCTGTATCGTTACTCTGTTTGCGGAGAACTGCTTGGAAATACTCCTCTTGTTCAGATAGAACTTTTCAAAAACCTCATTATCTCTTATTCTATCTTGGTTTCCCAACTGAACAGGAAGAACATTTCTGAATGAGTTCATGCTGTTTCTCAACTCAGTATTTCTTCTGGGAAATAGAGGATGCTTGTTCATATGCTTTGTGCTATCGAAAAGATCATCATAATCCATCGTGTATGTGTTTATCTTCTTCGTGGTGATATCATGGGTATGCAGGGTTCCAGAATGCATGCCCCCTGCAACCTCGCTCAATCTGTCGAAAAACGAAGTTATAGAATATGATTGAACTCTCTTCATGTAGGAGTTTACATCCGACATGTTTAGTGGGCTTACAGGCTCGACACGATATGTCATCACCACAGGTTTCTGTGCTGCAAGAAGCATGTCCCTGAAATGAAACCCATCAACATCCTCATAAAGCACAAAATACGAAGACTCTCCGAAGTATGCTCTATTAGAAAGCCACTTCGAAGCAAATATTGGAGACCAGTAGGGAATGATGAACTTGTGCTTCCCCTGAGTTGAATCGATTGTCTTCAATCTCTTTGGATCAGTTCCAAAGTTCTCCTCAAATATGGTAGATATGATTCCTGCTATGGTTCCACTATATGCAGAACTGACTCTCTTCAAACGATTTGAAAATGTGGTTGTAGAGACAAACTGAAGTTTGTACATCTCAACCTTCTCATTCTCGGTTCTCGCCTTTCCAAGAACAGCAGTAACCCTACCGACAAGTTCGACATACTTTGCATCGGAACCAAGTGTCTTGTAGGAAATGAATATAGTTTCGTTTCCAACAATGGGTATGGTTTCAGCGAAGTTCAATCCGTCAAGAAGAACTATCTCACCAACAAGTTTGTCATCATCTATTGTTTCGTAGATGGTTATCTCTATGAACTGACTGCGTAGATCAACAAGATCGCCTCCCTGATTGGAGCGTATCTCAAGCCTAGAAAGATCGTAGCCATTGTCAGAGTATGATTTTTGTTCACCATCAGCCATTGTTCAACAGCGTCTCCACATCGCGTTCGATGTTATTAAGATATGTCTTGGAAACCATAGTGATATTCCTGTTCGCATCGTTTACTGCAATCTCATATTCCCGATTCGTAATGGTATAGTTTCCAAAGTCCTCAATGATATATCTTCCAAGCGGTGTAGCCCCAAAGGTAAATCCAAAATCAGAGGTTTCCATGAATTGATTGTGATATGCTGCGGGAATCCGTGGGTTGAGGGTTTCTCCATCCGAATTCACAAAGTGATGTGCGGCAAACTGAGATTCAAGAACCTTACCAATCCTCGCAACATAGTATGTTGAGTTTCCCAACACATCGGTGTTTTGCCCCGCAATATATTCCCCCTCTGCGGGAACCCATGCAGTCTTCTGGGTGAACTCAATCACTAGTCGAGAATAAACTGGATCATATGAAACCACTCTTGCGTTCTTCAGTGAGTTTGCTATCGCTGGTTGTGCCGATGGTAAGGTGGATCCAGTTGAATAGATTATGTTGTTCGTTCTAAATGAACCAGTGAATCCATTCAAACCGGAGATATCCGTAAGGAATAGAGTGTATCCTGGATATTTCTCCTCCATGTAGTTCTCGAATGCCTGCGGGCTGAGAACCCATTCGTAGAATGGATTGACCTTGTTGTTCAGATTCAGTATTATCCAATGCATCCTTGGATTACCATAGACCCGATGTGCAAATACCTCGGGTCTATCCGTCTCAGGAACCGATATATCGATGGGATATGCACCCTCTTCAATGACCTTCTGTGATATGCGGAAGGTGGTGGTTATGTCGGATGCTTCCTTATATCCTTGCGGGGTGATGTATCTTACTCTTGGTAACTTGTCGTACATGGATCAGTATCCGTGAATGATGTGTTCGTTCGTGAGTTGTTCCATTTCTTGGAATCCCAAATCAAGACGAATAAATGCAGGTTTTCCATCCATGAATGTCTTGAAATCTCCTGCATCTGAATAATCTACCGATACCGATGCAAGAGCCAGTCTTGGGAGTTTTGGAAGATTGTCGTTGACCATGACCGTTCCATCGGTTGCAATGGTATAGAATGTAGCCTGGAACTCGGCAGGGAATGTGAAGAAATGCCCACCACCGCCAAGAAGACCTGGGTAGGCATGATATCGGAGCATTCGAATGATGTTGAGTACGGTCTCTGCTTCCTCAGAGTTCTTTGGAGAGAACTGAAATGAAAAGGAATGATTTCTCAGAGAGACATCCTTGAACATGGCTTCGCGTCTTGGATTCGCCGTGCTTCTTGTAGCAGCATTGCGAAGACCCTGTATATTGACATTGTCAACACCAACGCTACCACCAAGCGCGTTGACAGCATCGGCAAGTTTTGATGTTCCTGCTTTCTCAACCAAACCGGATAGACCGCCGCGCTTGGTGACTATTGTATCAAGCAACTGCTTGGTCATTCCCATCTCTTCCTCATTGTATACAAGGGAATCGTTAATGGTTATCTTCTGTGGCATATACAGGCAAATGGTATCCTTGGACTTCTTGTTGGCAAAGTTGAATCTTCGATTAGCAAGAAGTATATTGTTATCTTTCTTTGCACGATTCACCTTCTTACCCGATATTCCTACTTGGTTCTGATTTACTGCCTGTTGATTTGCGGGATCAAGATAGTCTCGGGTAGTTTCCTGCATCAACTTTTCAAGATATCCCCACACATCACCTGCGGCAGATCCAATCAGACCACCAGCACTGTCGAATAGAGCAGACAACTTGTCTCCTGTCGTTAGTTCACCATCCGCTCCACCCTGTGCAGCCTTTTCCCTGTATGCTGCCTGTAGTCTTCCCATGAATGCCTCTTCAAGGGCATTTATTCTTTCGTCGGAAACAACTCCATCTGCTGTTTGAAGTTCTGAAAGGCTGGTTGCATACATTCTGGCAAGTTCATTGAGTTGTTCTCCCTCAAAGCCCGCAGCCGTAAGTATTCTCTGTGCATTCTGAAATGCAAGAGTTGAACCGTCCTGACCACCGAATCCCATCTGACCTTTTGCAAGGAAAGCACTTGATACCTGATTCAGTTCCCGCTGCTTCAGACGAACAGAATCGGATTCACCTTGATAAATATTGAATACTATGAAGTGGTGATATCTTCGGTTCCTACCCAAGTCCTGCGGATATGCCAGGAAAGCGGGTATGTCCAGGAAATCGTTCTTTGCCCTGAAGTCTATTTCGCTTAGGTTAGGATCATTGATAGTCGCATCATTGAACTGACCTCTCTTGCGAGTAGACAATATCATGTCTTGCAAAGCACTATCCTGCTCATAGGGTTTCTTCATTTGATTCCCTACTGCTGCGACAAGTGGGAATTCAAGTTGGGTAGGGATAGTCTGATTCTCTGAATAAATTTTGTCGTTCATGATGGTTGCTACTATGGCTAGAGAGAAGAAATACCTACAGGGTGTATTCACACCAAAGAACCCGAAAAAATATCGGGGGAATCCCACTCAGATTATTTATCGTAGTTCATGGGAACGGAAGTTCATGGACTATTGCGATTTGAAGGATTCGATAGTCGAATGGTCAAGTGAGACCACCGTTGTCCCCTACCGCTATGATATTGATGGCAGAATGCATAGGTATTTCATAGACTTTAGAATAGTTGTACAGGAAAAGACTGGAATATTTCAGACATATCTTGTGGAGATAAAGCCTGAGAAGAAGACAATGCCCCCCAAGCAGCCCAAAAGAAAAACAAAGAACTATGTCTATGAATCAATGGACTATGTAAAAAACCAAAACAAATGGACACATGCCCGAAAGTATGCACAGGAACGAGGATGGAAGTTCATTGTGCTTACGGAAACCGATCTTGGAATAAAAAACTGATGTTCAATCCACTTAATCTATTCAGAGAAGAAGAGGAAGACCCAACGGCAATCCGCGATCTAAAGGGAATATTCGATGCTCTTTCCACGATACAGGAAAGGGAACTTGACGATCCAAGTGACGAAAAAACAGAAGAATCGTTCAAGTTCTACGAGCAGTTTGCAGTTGAGGCATATCAGAAGATAACGAAGGCAAATCAGTTTGATCAGAAGGCAAAGAAACAGGTTCTTATCAATAGTCTTCCAGACTTTGTCTCTAGGCAGAAGAAGGCGGGTGTGATGTACACCTTCATGTACCAACCAGAATCGGATAGGTTGGACTATTGGGATAAGTTTCCCCTCATACTCAAGATGATAGACGAAGCGGAATCTAGGGAATCATTCCTCGGAATCAATCTTCACTATCTTGATCCGAAGAGACGATGGATTCTGCTGATGAACTTGATGTCTCAGTTGAATGGAAATGAGTCCAATCCGGATAGCAGAATAATAGGCTTGGGAATGAGAAAACTATCACTTCCAAGCAATAGATATTCTAGAGTATGCATTCGTAGGTACAAGTACGACAATATCATAGGAAGAGCATTGATGATTCCGCCAGAACATTGGATAAAGATGGTTTTCCTACCCACCTATCACTTCATCGGAAGCAAACCCGCTAAGGCATGGAAAGACTCCATCCGCAGGCTGCGGGAGAAGGGGCTTGCTATCTAAATGGCAGATTTTCTAAGTTCATTGTTCAACACCTCAGCAAATACCCAAGGCAAGGAAGAAGCCGAGGCTCTTGCGCGGCTGGAATCCGATAGGGCTAGTATCAGAGATTCTGCCATCTATGAGGAAGCCAGACAGAATAGAATGAATCAGGACATTGAGTATTTCTTTACTCAGAGGGAAGCCAATGTTGGTGGCTATAAAGACCGAGACAAGTCAACAAGCAATATAGGAAAGCAGATTGCCCATATCAAGAACATGGGGCTGTATGCAAGACCAACTAGGTTTGCATTCGATATCCACGGAATCGGCGCACAGGTGAATGAAAGACTCAACAGAAACTGCATGACCACATCCATTCCCGGTCGATCAATCCAATCACAACCCTATAAAATATACGGACCATCTATAGAATATGCCTATGAGGCTAACTATGCCAATGAACTGACGATGGTGTTCCGTGTCGGTGAAGATATGTTTGAACGGGATTTCTTCGAGGGTTGGATGGGATCGATCATATCTCCATTATCAGGAGACCTTCAATATCCCGACAACTACAGGACAACGATGAGAATCTACCAACTTGATCGCCGGGACAACAAGGTGTATGCAGTGGAGTTGTACAATCTGTTCTGTAAGTCGGTGGGAGATATGGAACTTTCGACAGATTCATCCGATCAGATATCCACAATCAATGTGACTCTCTCGTTCTCAGAATACCAAACTATTGGAAAAGTCAACTTCTGGTACGATCCTAGAAGAGATCGCGGAGTTTCAGAACCTACTAGAACCACTCAGGCTCTGGTAAACGAGCAGATTAGAAAGCAAGACATAGATTCACAAGGTTTCAAGCAGACAATGGGTGACTTGAAGTTCATACTTGATCAATAAACAATGGAGTAAATAATGCCACTTCCCAAGATAGCGACCCCGAAATATGAATTGATGATTCCCTCAAGCAAAAAGAAGGTATTCTTTCGCCCGTTCCTCATGAAGGAGCAGAAGGTGCTGATGATGGCACTTGAAGGAAAAAATGATGCGGATATTCTCCGAGCCATGTGCGATATAATCGAAAACTGCGTGGATGGTTTGGGAAACATCGAATCAATGCCGATGTTCGACATAGAATACATCTTCACTCAGATACGGGCAAAGTCCATTGGGGAGAATGTCGATGTGCGAATCAAATGCCCCAAATGCTCAGTGAGAAACGATGTATCGGTGCAGATAGACACCATAGAAGTCGTGTTTCCAGAACAGGCTACGAACAAGATTATGCTTAATGAGAATCTTGGAATAGTTCTGAAATATCCATCATTGTCGGACAGAAAAGCGGATCTAAAGAAGGTTGGAACCGAAGATGCATTTAGATTCATATGCAACTCGGTGGAGATGGTCTTTGACAATGACACGACATATACCAGAAAGGATTTCACTCCAGACGAAATGGAGGAGTTTGTCCTATCGATGAATACCGAGCAGTTTGAGAAGGTCTCCAAGTTCTACGAGAACCTACCCTATCTCAACAAGAAGATAGACTGCAAGTGCGTCGGTTGTCAGCATGAATTTGAAGTTGATTTCAAGGGGTTGCAGGATTTTTTTACCTGATGCTCTGCCACGATAATCTTGCAAACATGTATCAGACGAACTTCGCCATGATGCATCACTACAAGTATTCGCTGACAGAGTTGGAGAACATGTTTCCGTGGGAAAGAGAGATATATGTCACGCTTCTCTCCAGGCATATCAAGGAAGAGAATGAGCGCATGAAGCAGCAGAGAGCAAGATAGAATGGCACTACCGAATCCAAATCCAAACCAGCAGCCTCAGCAGTTCGGGGCATCGTATCAGCCGTTCAGCGCACGGGAGGCAATAGGTACTCGCGCACAGGCTGCTTTTCTACAGATGCAAACAAACCTTCTTGAAAGGTCTCC